GACAATCTCGGCGCCGCCGACCAGAACATCATGCAGGAGTTTTCCGACGTCTCGAAGACCTTCCGCGACGCCTATGGCTGGAGCCTGATCATCAACAGCCAGAGCAACCTTGCGATCTGCAACCTGCCGCTCGGCTCGGGCAAATACGAACAGCTGGTTCGTTTTATGCCGAACCCGATCTGGTCGAAATGGACCAACATCCCGGCGCGGTGCTGGGCCTGGCTCGACAACCACGCCTATTTCGGCTCGGAAACCGGCGGCATCTACCGCACCGGACGCGAGTATCTCAACGACGACGGCAACCCGATCGACATCGACGTCCGCTTTGCGTGGTCCAGCTTCAAGAGCGTCGCCAAGAAGCAGTTCAAGATGATCCGGCTCTACATGATGTCGGACGCCATCCCGCAGCCGTTCGTCGATGTCGAGGTGGATTACGAGACGGTGGTGCCGACCAACAAGCCGGATGCGCCGCCGGCCAATACCGCAGGCAGCTGGAATACGGCGACCTGGGACGTCGACGGCTGGGCGGTCGATGCGGTGCCGCGGCAGAAATGGCAGGGCGTGGTCGGTCTCGGTCGCGTCGGCGCGCCGCGCATCCGCGCCAGCTTCAAGGGCTCGACGTTCGCGATCACCGGCGCCGACATCATTTACGAGGAAGGGGGCCTGATGTGACGGTCTTCTTTGGTGACCTCCCGACTGACGCGCAGGCGATGCTGACGCGGCACCTGCGCGTCGATTTTTCACAATGCAGCTTCAAGGCTCCGCGGTGGTTCTCGGCGTGGGCGCGCAACGAAACGGGCCATGTCATCGGTATCTTCGCCGTCGAATTCCCAGTCTGGTTCGAGGGCAAGGTGACCGTGCTGGTGCTGGATCCGCGCTGTCTCTCACGCCGGGTCCTCCGGGCGATCTTCACCGCAGTGTTTGCGCAGGCGAAACGGCTGACCGCCGAGGTCGAGCCGGATAACCGCCGGGCGCTACAGCAGGTGCAGCGGCTGGGATTTGTGTACGAGGGTTACCGGCCGCTCGGGCTCGAAGGCACGCGCGACACCGTGGTCTACGGCATGCTGCGCGAGGACTGCCGCTATCTGCCGGATCACGACGCCGACGCCCTGCCGCGCAAGGTGCCGGTACTGCCCGGCTATTTCTACGAGAGGGTGCACTGATGGTCTCGCAACCCAACGCGCCGGATCCCTATCAGACCGCCAGCGCCCAGAGCGGGCAGAACGCCTTTGCCAGCCAGTTCAGCAACGCCTCCGGCAACGCCAACGAGGTCAATCCCTACGGCTCGGTCAGCTACAACCAGACCGGGCAGACCCCGATCTACACCAATGGCCAGATCACCGGCTACGCGCCGCAGTGGACCAGGACCACCTCGCTCGCCCCGGACCAGCAGAAGCTGCTCGGGCTGGAGACCCAGGCCAAATACAACCTCGGCACCACCGGGGTGGAGCAGTCCGCCAATTTGCGCGACGCGCTCAACAAGCCGGTCGATCCGAGCCAGTGGACGCCGTGGCAAACCAGCCTGCCGCAACAGGACCTGCGTCAGGACCAGGGCACCACCGATCGCGCCTCAATCGAAAAGGCGATGATGGACAGCTACAACCGCAACGTCGCGCCGCAGGAGAGCGCGCAGGAGGCGTCGCTGGCGGCGCGCGGATTTTCGCCGGGCGCTGCCGGCTATTCCCAGTACCAGAAGACCCGCGACGACAGCCGGGCCGAAGCCGCGCGCCAGGCCTACCTGACCTCGGGCAGCGAGAGCCGCGCGGCGCAGGCCGCCTACAACGACGTCGGCACCCAGCGCTTCAACATGAACCAGGCGGCCAACTCGTATCTGAACAATCTGCGCGGCGCGCAGATGCAGGAGGCCTACCAGACCCGCAGCCAGCCGATCAACGAGATCACCGCGCTGATGTCGGGTTCGCAGGCCACCATCCCGCAATTCCAGGCATTTCAGGGCTCGCCGATCGCAGCCTCGAATATCGGCCAGTACATCCAGGACAATTACAAGAACCAGTCGCAGGCGGCAGCCGCGACCAATGCCGGGCTGTTCGGTCTCGCCGGTGGCCTGACCAAGCTCGGCGTCGGGATGATGTGAGGAGAGCACCATGGGCTCCAGCGGTGGCACCGCCAATCCGATGTATCTCTCGCAGGGCGGCAGGCCGATCCCGGGCTTGCCGATCGCAGGCCAGGGGGCGCCGAACGACAGCCCGCAGGCGTTCGGCAAGTTTCAGGAGTTCTTGCCCGAGATCTCGCCGCAGGGCCGTGCCGGCTACCAGATCCTGCCGGCCGGCCAGGGCCGCAACCCGTCGGCGACCGGCCTGACCAGCGAGATGTTCCAGTATCGCTCGCCGCAAGGCGCCGTCGCCCCCGGGGGTGGCGGCGGCGGTGGCGGTGGCGGTGGTGGGGGTAGCGACGACCTGCGGCAGCAGCTGGCGGCGCTGCAGTCGCAGGTCAACCAGTTCGGCGCGGCGCGCGAACAGCAGCCGGGCTTCGGCCAGTACGCGCAGCAGTCGGGCGTCGGTTTCCCGATCAACTGGACCAACAGCAACAACCCCAACGTAACCTCGTGAGACGGCCATGGCCCGGCAGTACGCGCTACCTACCGAGGGCAAGCCCGACAAGAGCGATCCGCGCGGCATGGCGGCCTACATCCGCGAGACCGCTATCAAGTACGGCATCGACCCGGAAGTCGCGCTCAAGGTAGCGAAGTCCGAGGGCCTCAGCTCGTTCCGGTCGGGCGTGCGCACCAAGAGCGGCGCGGAAGAGCCCAGCTTTGGCGCGTTCCAGCTCTACACCGGCGGCGGCCTCGGCAACCAGTTCCAGAAGGAGACCGGGCTCGACCCGTCCGATCCCAAGAACGAGAAGGCGACCATCGACTACGCGCTGAAGACCGCGGCCAAGGTTGGCTGGGGCCCGTGGCACGGCGCCAAGAACACCGGCATCGGCGAGTTTGAGGGGATCGGCGGCGCCAGCCCGGAAAAGACCGCCGCGACCGCTGCCGGCGCCACCCCGGTGTCCGAGGGCGGACCCGCGGTCTCAGACGCTCCGCAAGCCGCCGCGAGCGGCGATACCGGCGGTTTTCTCGACAAGCTGAAGAACCCCAAAAGCGGAGCTTCCGAGGGGCTGGGCGAGGCTATCAGTGGCCTTGGGCAGGCGGTGACCGGCGCCGGCAAGGGCCTCTACGACACCGCTCCCAGCCGCGCAGCACCTGCCGCTCCAGCCGCAGCCCCCGCGGCCGTGGTTCCCCTGGTCGACCCCAAGGTGGCGGAAACCCAGCGCCAGCAGCTCGCCATGGCGATGCAGCGGCTGAACTCCGGGAGGCTGTACTGAGATGGCGATTTTTGCATCCACCACCCTTGGATCCAGCGACCCTTCCAAAGCCATGAGCGTCAAGGCGCTGGAAGCCCGCGCCCAGGCGCTGGCTGCAGCGCAGGCCAAGCAGGAGATGCCGACCAGCATGCCGAGCCCCTGGCAGGGCGCCGGCTACCTCGCCAACACCTTCGCCGACGCGCTCGGCACCAGGCGCGCCGATCAGGCAGCGGCGCAACGCCGCCAGGACCTCGCCGGCTACATCGCCCAGGCCGGCGACAACCCGACTGCGGCGCAGATCGGACAGATTTCCGCGGCCGATCCGGAACTCGGTAAGACCTATCTGGCTGAAATCCAGCAGCGGCGGGCGCAGGCCGCACAGATCCAGGCCCAGAAGGAGCTGGCGGCGCAAAAGGCCCAGCAGGACACGGAATATCTGCGCGAGCAGGACCGGCTGGCGCGGGAGCGTCCGCAGAGCGACATCGGCAAGCTCACCGCCGACGTCGGCCGCAAGCCGACGGAAGAAGAGGTCCAGGCCGAAATCAGGAAGAAGACCCAACTGAGCCCGTCGGATCAGGAAGCCATGGGCAAGGCGCGGGATGAGAATATCAACCTGCAAGCGACGGCAGCCAAACTGGCGGAAGCCTCCGACCTCCTGGAAAAGGGCATCTATCACGGCAGTTTTGCGGGCGCCAAAACCGAGTACGGACAGGCCGTGCCGGATGTGCTCAAGGGTGTCACCGGCACCGACCCGGAGATCACCGCGCGCAGCAAGCGCTACAGCCAGATCATGAGTTCGGAAGTCGTGGCGCAGTTGAAAGCGCTGAAGGGCCCGGCGTCGAACAAGGACATGGAGTGGGCGACCAACACGGTTAACGATCCGTCTGCTCCCAAGGAAAACAAGCAGCAGGCGCTCAAGATATTGCGGGCCCAGATGGACGCACACTTACGGTCATCCGAGCAGACGCTGGCAGGCATGGGTACCGCGCCGGTCAAGGTCGAGATCTCGGCCGCGGGCGCGCCGGCCGCGGCAACGCCTGCAGCCGCGGCCGGCGGCGATCCCAACGCCGCCGCCCGCGCCTGGCTGGCTGCCAACCCCAATGATCCGCGCGCCGAGGCGGTGCGGAAGAAGCTGGGAGGCGGGTAATGGCTGAATTCGATCCCGATGCCTTCCTCAAGGGTACGCCTGCAGCGGCGCCGGCGTTCGACCCGGATGCCTTTCTCAAGGGCGGGACTGCTGGCGGAGTGCCGCCCAACGGCCCGTCAGCGCGCGAGAAGGAGCTGCGCGCCGAGTACCTGAAAAGCCTGATGGCTCCCGGCGAGCCCGGCTACAGCCAGCGTTTGAAGGACAGCGCGACGCTCGGACTGATGCGGCCGATCAGCGGCGTCATGCAGGGTGTTGCCGGCCTGTTCGACTCGACCTCGACCTTTGGCGAGCGCTACCGGGCCGGCGTCGGCGCCGAGGAGGACTACGCCAGGCGCGCGGTCGAGAACACGCCCGGCGCTGCAGGTGTGGCTACCGATATTGCCGGCGGGCTCGGCGCTGTCGGTTCTGGACGCGCAGCGGCAGCGGCAACACAGGTTGCCAATGCAGCAACAACTGGCCGTGCAATCGCTCCCGCCACGGCAGAGGCGGCGGGCCGGGCAGAGCTTGGCAAAGTCATCGCGCAGGGTGCGGGTACCGGCGCAGTGGAGGGCGCCGCCAGGAATTCGGAAGACGTCGGGAGCGCTGCGCAAGGCGCGGCTATCGGCGGTGCCCTCGGTGGGGCTGTGTCAGGGGCGGTCGGCGGCGCGGCCAAGCTGGTCCCCGGGGTGCGGGGCGCGCAGAAGGCCGCGCGCGAAGCCAACCAGGGCGCCTCCCCGGAAGAGCTGAAAGCCGCCGCCAAGCCGCTGTTCGAGAAGCTCGACAATAGCGGCATCGCCTACGGCCAGCCGCAGACCGCGACGCTGAAGCAGGGCCTCGACGATCTCGTCGCCAATAACAAATACAACCCGCACGCCAACCCGACGCTGAAAGGCTATGTCGACCAGCTCGGCACCATCGCGACGCAGCCGCAGGGCGCCAGATTCACCGAACTGAACAACATCCGCTCCGCGCTTGCCGAGCAGGCCCGGGGCCCGGACCCGTCGACCCGCCGCGCGGCGGGGGAAATCATCGGCAAGATCGATGACCTCGTGCTGAACAACAAGCCGGCGATCAACCCGGCGGGCGTCGATGTTCCGGCCGTGCACGAGGAAGCCAAGAAGCTCTGGAAAACCGCTGCGCTCGCCGACGACGTCGGCTGGCGGGCCGGCAAGGCCGAGCGCAAGGTGGCGTCGAAAGCGGGCGTCAACCCGGATGAGGCCAACCGCGGCGCCTTCCGCCCGGTGCTGGAGAAGGCCGAAAAACCCGGCGCCTACAGCCCCTACACCCCGGACCAGCGCGAGCAGCTGGCCAGGATCGTCGAAGGCGACAAGATACAGAACACCTACCGCAATCTCGGACGGGTCGCCGGCAGTCCGACCCTGCGGATCGCCGCGGGGCTGGGCGCCAGTGCACTCGGCTATCACGGCGGTCTGGGCCCGGTGGTGGGTGCGCTGAGCGGTGGTGCGGCCGGCGGCGGGGCGGCGAAGGCCATGCTGGACCGTGCTGCCGCCGCGCGCGGCGAAAAGAATATTGATGCCCTGCTGCGCAACATCACCGGCTCGCAGCCCAAGGACATTCCACCGGAAGCCCTGCGCGTTTTGCTGGCGAAACAGGCCGCGCAGCGCACCGGGGCGGCGTATGCCGGTGGCAAACTGGGAGAACAGTGAGATGGTTTTTAAAAACGCCAAAACCGGCAGCCAGTTCAGCCTGCCCAAATCCAATAAGTCGATGCCGCCGAAAAAGGTCAACGCGGTGCTCGATGTGCAGAGCGACGCCGCCGTGGGCCTGCCGCCGAAGACCGCAATCCCGGGCAGGAAGTCCGACAGGGGCAAGGTAATGAAAGGTTGCTGAGATGGGTCAGTACGACTTGCCTGATGTCGGGCCACCACGGTTTTCTGGTGGGCCACAGGTCTCGCCCGGCCTGCCGGCGGCCAATGCGCTCGTGGAACGGCTACTGAAACCGCAGCCGCGCGACGAGAACTCGCCGGTTGCCTATCGCACCGGAAATTCGCGGGTGAAGATCACTGAACAGGACATTGCGGATGCGACCAGCACGGCAATGGCCTTTTCCGGTGGCGGGCTGGGCATCAAGGCGTATCACGGCAGTCCGCATAGCTTTGAGAAGTTCGATACAGCCAAGATTGGCACTGGCGAGGGCGCGCAGGCCTATGGGCATGGGTTGTATTTCGCCGAGAACGAAAATGTAGCGCGTGGTTATCGGGACAGGCTGGCGCAAGCCATGAAGTCGGTAGGCGACGAGCCTTTCAACCCGAGCAGCGTGCCGCATGCGGTCGCCGAGCTGGTGGATACGCATGGCGGCAATATCAATGCCGCGCGTGAGGCACTGCTGAAGGAAGTCCCGACCACCGATGCGGAACGGCAGATGGTCGTGGAAGCGTTGGCGCTGTTGGACAAAGGGAATATTCCAAAGGTCACGCCGGCACCCATTAAAGGCCATATGTACGAAGTCGACATCAACGCCGACCCTGCGCATTTTCTGGATTGGGACAAGCCGTTAAACCAGCAAAGCGAGCATGTTGATCGCGCATTGCAAACACTGCTCAAAGACCGGGAGAGAACGCCAGCTGAATGGATTAAGTCCTCTCCGGGTGCAGAACAGCGTATGAGCGAAGCTGGCATCCCCGGCATCAAATATCTCGATCAGGGCTCGCGCAGCGTCGGAGAAGGCTCCCGTAACTACGTCATCCCTGACCCCCGCATCATCCAGATCATGCGCAAATACGGCATCGCCGGTGCTGCACCGCTTGGTGCGGGTGTGCTCGCTGCGCAAGACGCTTATCGGCAACAGGGAGAGTAGCGACGATGGCTTTTGATGGCTACGGGACCTTTCTGCGGCTGCGCAGCTGGGTGGTGGATGCCACCAACAGCGTCAAGATCCGCGCCGATTTTCACGACGACGAGGACAACAACTTCGCCGCGGGTTTGAGCCAGTGCATCACCAAGGACGGCCAGACTTCGATCACCCAGAACATCCCGTTCAACTCGCGGCGGATCGTCTCGCTGGCCGACCCGATCGACCCGCAGGACGCCGCCACCAAGGACTACGCCGACACCAAGATGCCGCTGGACGGCTCGGCACCGATGACCGGCGACATCGTCATCAACAACGACGATCCGACCATTACGCTGAACGGCAAGGACGGTTTTGCCAACACCCTCTACGGCGACAAGACCGGCAAGCACCGCTGGGCAGTCGTGCTCGGCAACGCCACCGCCGAGAGCGGCAGCAACGCCGGCTCCGACTTCGAACTGGTCAACTACGCCGACGACGGCACGCGGCTCGGCGACGCCCTGTTCGGCACCCGCTCCACCGGCCTGCTGACAGTTACCGCCGACCCGACCGCCTCGCTCGGCATCGCCACCAAGCAGTACGCTGACACCACCGCGACTACGGCAGCCTCCAGCAAGCTGCCGCTGACCGGCGGCACCATCACCGGGGCCCTGACCGTCAACGGCGAGCTGCTGGCGACCGCGAACTACATCCGGTTCGGCACCAGCGGCGGGGCCGCGTATCTGCAGTGGAACAGCGGCGGCACCTACACGCTCGGCGGTGGCGGCACGATCTGGCACTCCGGCAATTTCAACCCGGCTTCGACGGTCTCCAACGGCCGCTGGGCGATCATCGGGGACTGGCAATTGCCCTACAACGGCGCTCCCGGGGGCCCGGTCACCGAGCCCTTCAGCGGCGGCGTCATGACCGGCTGCTCCTCGCTGCTGCTGCAGGGGGTGCCGTCGATTGCGATCCAGTACATGCGGTTTCGACGGCTGCAGCTCAGCGTCGATGGCACCAACTACTTTTCGATAGGGTACTACGGATGACCGACAAGGCTCACGGCCACTGGACCATCTACCAGCCTTCGACGCTGCCGGCGAATGCACCCCCGCAGTCGATCTTCGCGCGCCGTGACGGCGATGGCGTCGACTGGTACGACTACGCGCATTCCGGCACCAATTTCGACCCCGCCAGCGTCAAGATGACCCTGCGGGACAATGTCGTCTACGCCGCGACCACCGACGCGACGCTGCTGTTTCCCGAAGACATGGACATCCTGGAAGTTTTCGACGCCACCACCGGCGATCCGCAGGAAGAATTCGGGCGCAAGATCTACGACCCCGCCACCGGAGATTTCAGCGATCCGCCGCCGCCGGTGTACGCGTCGCTGATCGACGACATCAGGGACCGGATCGCGGCACTCGAAGCCAGGCAGGGAGACAGGTGAGTTGCCTTTCAACGGCACCGGGATGTTTGTCCGTCTGCGCAACTGGGTAGCTGACGCTGCCGCAGGCATCAAGATCCGTGCCGACTACCACGACATCGAGGACGACGGCTTTGCCGCGGGCCTGAGCCACTGCATCGCTCGCGACGGCCAGAGCGTGATCCTGAACAACATTCCGATGAACTCGAAGCGGCTTACGTCGCTGGCCGACCCGCTCGACCCGCAGGATGCGGCGACCAAAACCTACGCCGACACCAAGCTGCCGCTGGCCGGCGGCACCATTGCCGGCAACCTCGACGTCACCGGCATGGTCTCGGCCACCGGCTACAGGACCCGCCCGGGACTGCCGGGGCCTGCCGGCACCAGCTACTTCAACTTTGACTGGACTGGCGGCAACGTCGAGGCCTGGATCGACACCACCAGGGTCGGGCCGCTGGCCACCCAGGCCTACACCAACACCACCGCCAACGCGGCTGCTGCCGCGGCTGCCGCGCCCAAGGTGGACCGCGCCGGCGACACCATCACCGGCGGACTGACCGTCAACGGCGAACTGGTCGCGGCGGCGACCTATCTGCGGTTCACCTCCAGTGGCAGTGGCGGCTACATCCAGTGGAACGGCGGCGCCACCTACACGCTCGGCAGTGCCGGCACGATCTGGCACACCGGCAACCTCAATACCCCGGTCAAGGACGGGCGGCTGGTCAATGCCGGCCAGCCGGGCATCCCGGCGAGTGGCCAGGTCTACGAGCCGTTTGCCGGCTCGGTCATGACTGGCATCGTGCGCGACCCCAGCGTCGGCAACCCGATCACCGCCGCGAAATGGCGCTACCTGCAGCTGCAGACCCCGACCGGCAACTGGTACACGGTGGGGTATGTCGGATGACCCAGATCATCGACCACGGCAAATGGCAGCTCTACCGGCCAGACAGGCTGCCGGAACAGGCGCCGCCCAATGCGCTGTTTGCCCGCCGCGAGGGCGACGGCGTCGACTGGTACGACTACGTCAACGAAGGCCACAACTTCAGCCCCGACACGGTGAAGTTCACGGCGTTCTGGCAGGACCTTCACAACGGCTGGACCATCGGCGCAGCGACCCGCGACGTCACCCGGCTGTTCCCGGCAGGGCAACTGGTGCGGGAATTGACCGAGTTCTACGGCAGCGACCCGCAGGCCGAGCTGGAAGTGAAAAGGTACGCCCCCGACAGCAACACGTTGCACGACCTGCCGACACTGTCGCAGGGCCGGAGCCTTGAGGCCCGGCTTGCGGCGATCGAGGCCAGGCTTGGGTTAGGAGGCTGAGATGGGCGCGAATATCTGGTTCTGGATCATCTGGGTTCTCACACTGGTGTTCGGGGTCTGGGGCATGAACCCGTGGCGCCCGGCCGGCGCGCCGTGGGCGCCGTTCGGTGGCTGGCTGATCCTGTTCATCCTGGTCGGCATCCTCGGTCTCGGGGTATTCGGGAGCCCGATCAGATGAGCGACGTCTCCGGCATTCCGTATATGGGGCCGATGGGGACCGGCGGCTTTTTCGCGCCGCAGTTCTCCTACACCCCGCAGATGTCGGCGGCGCAGATCGGCTCCTACTACATGCCGCAGGAGGCGCAGAACCAGAACGTTCTCAACAACCTCTTCAACACCCCGGGCGGTGGTGGTGGCTTCGGCCGGGCGACTGACTACTACTCGGCCCTGGGTGCGCAATACAGCGCCGCCGGCATGAGCCCGTACGGCGTGTTCAGCGAGGGCGGCAGAGGTGGCGGCGGGGCCTCGCCCTACCAGACTTCGCCGGGTGTCTGGGACACCGGAGCCTCGCCGTTCCAGGGTGGCGGCGGCTCCAGCGGGCTCGGCGGCAGCATCTACGATTTTGGCGGCGGGCTCGGCAGCCTGGGGGCGTCACCGTACCAGACCACGCCGAACGTGTTCGACACCGGCTCGCGCGGCTTCCAGTTTCCCGGCGCCGGCGGCATCGACTGGGGCGGGCTCGCCAATACCGCGCGGCAGTCCACGCCGGATTACAGCAGCATGTTCGCCGGGATGGGCGGCGGTTTCGGCAACGCCTACCAGAGCCAGCCAGCCGTCGACTGGGGCGGGCTGTTCGGCGGCAGTGGCGGCGCCAGGGCCGATCCGTATCCGGGCATGGCGATGCCGGGCGGGCTGAACTCGCCGATGACCGTGCCGGAGCAACCGGCGTCGCAGCCTCAGGCCACTGCTGATCCCTATCCGGGCATGACGATGCCGGGCGGGCTGAACGCGCCGATGAACTTCCAGCAGCAGCAGCCGATCGATTACGGTTCGCTGTTCGGGCAGGCCGTGGGTGGCACCGCAGGCGGCCAGCCGAGCGGTGCCAGCGTGTTCGACACCGGCGCGGCGCCGGTGGTCGGTACCGAAGACACTACCCGCTATGGCGGCGGTTTCGGTATCGATACCGACAAGTTTGAGCTGCCCTATACGGCGCCGGCAACGCCGCAATATCCGTCGACCGGACCTGCGGTCGGCGAGGCCTATAATCCGTATTACGGGGTCACCTCGCCGTCGGGCGAACGCTCCGGTGGTGAGCTGGTGGGCCCTGGCGGCGGCCTGAGCGCCACCGACCTGAGCGGCAAGGCCAGAGACCAGCTCGCCGAGTACATGCGTGGCGCCGGCACCGGGCCGCCGACGTCAGACATTCCGGAGAACGCCACCGCCGACGAACTGGCGAAGCGCGCTGCCGCGGCCGTGCCGCAGCCCGATGCCGAGATTGCCGGCGAGGCTGGCCGGGGCGGCATGACGGGTCGGCCCGAGGCGACTGACCCTTACGAAAAGCTCGCCGAGGCGATCCCGCTGCCGCGAGCGCGGCCGGAAGGCGCCGATGTGCCGCGACCGCCAGCGAGTATCCCGGCGACGACCGAAGCCGAGCGTCGGGCTTATCAGGAGCCCCCGCGCCCGCCTGAGGATATCCGGCTATCGGGGCCCACCCTGAAAGGGGTCAATCCGCGTCTGGTCGCAGCGGTGGAGGGCGGCGCAACGTTCCTGCCGCCCGGATACCACATCGAACTCGTTTCCGGCAAAGAGCCCCGGGAGTTCGGCTATCACCCCGGCGGCACCGCTATCGACGTCAGGATCGTCGGGCCGGATGGCGCCATTCCGCACAAGGGCGAAGACACCACCGGCATGTACACGCTGCTGGCGCGCGGCGTGAAAACCTGGGCGGCGCAGAATGATCCGGCGACCGCCGGCCAGCTCGGTTATGGCGGTGCCTTCGGCACCCGAGGGGGCAGGCCCGGCGAAGTTCCCGACCTGATGCATTACGACCTCGGCGGCAGTCGGGGCCAGATGCGGCCTGACGTCCAGTTCGGAAATCTGAAACCGCTCTCCGAGGCCGAGCGGAATGCGATGCCGGCGTATATCCCGCTGCTCGGCGCCGACCAGGTGCCGCTCGACGGCCGCGTTCCGACCGGGTCTGGCACCCGCGCTCCGGTCGCGCCGATGCAGTTCGGTGGCGGCTTCGGCGGCGACGAGTTCAGCGGCCAGATGCCGAGCCCCGGCGCGTTTTACGACTATCCGGGCTTCCGGCAGCAGGGCGAGGACGTCGAGAGCCGTATCTTTGAACCGTCGGGACGCGATCAGCTGGCGAGGCTGCAGGCTGAATCGCTGCCTGAAGTGGCATCCACACCACTGGGTAGGGACCTCGGACTGGAAAGCCGGGACCTGCAGGAGCCGGCGCCGACGCCACTGGCTCTGGACCTTGGATGGAATGACATCGGACGCACGGCGGCCGCATCCTCCGCGCCATCAGCAGCAGCCGAATACCCGACCTATGCGGAGTTCCTGCCGTACTACCCGCCCGGCCAGGCCACGCAGAACCAGCTGGCGGGCTCCGAGTACAGCACGCTGTCGCAGCAGCAGGACCTTGCTGCGCAACGCACGCCACTGCTGCAGATGCTGGAGGAAGATCCGGCGTCGATGCGGACACTCGCCGCGCTCGTCAACTCCGAGGTGGGGGGCGCATCGAAAGAACACCAAATGGCGTTCATCGAAAGCGTCTTTAATAAAATAGCGTCAGGCGCGGAAGGACCCGCGCAGTTTCAGAACCTGGTCAACCGCAACATGACGTTCGAAAACCTGTTTAATTCCAAATACTATCAGCCGATCCGCGACCAGACCATGGGGCGGGAATACGCTAAAATTGATAGTGACCCGGGCTACTATAACGACCTGAAAAACATGATTCGTGCCGTGGCCTATCACGGCACCAACATCGGTAACCTACCCACCGAGAACGCGTCGAACGTTCCCGGCGGGCAGCAGATGGCCACCGAGGCGTTGCGCAATCAAAGCCTGGGGCTGCGCTTACCGCTTGGCCGCAGCGGCGAGGAAGTGCTTACCCGCAAGGATGTTCTCGGCACCGGAATGGGGGATGCCTACCCGGTGCCGCAAATCCGCGAGTGGTACAACCGGCTGACACCGACAGTCCCGGCCATCAATCCTGCAGCTGGTTCGGGAGGTCGCTAATGCGCGCATTTTCGTTCCGCGTCATAGAGCGTCTCGACTGCGGGATCGTCATGCTCGGCGCCAATCTCGGGCGCTACCAGGACAGGCTCGGGCTGCTGCGCACGCTGCTGACAGAGCCCGGTGAACTTGGCGACGCTGTATCCGGTAGCACTGTTATCGGCGATCAGTCCCGAGCACGTTTTCTGAAATACGCGCCAGCGCGCGAGACAGTCATCGCGCGTAGCGAACGCGTGTTTCAAATGCCGCGTCTCTGGCGGGTTAAGCGAGCCGCGGTTGGTTTGCGAGTATATGTGGACCGTCAGAAACCATTCGGCCTGCACGCGGGTGACGCTTTTGATGGTCTCGATAGCGTCATCGCTGCCGGGTGTGCCTTCAACGCGGCAGCGCGAACCCAGCGGGCAGGTGCGCAACACCTGCTTCTCAAGTACCGACGATGTGAAAGCACATCCACCGACACTGAATACCCTGTCGCCCTTGCGGTTGAGCCCGTCGTTGTCAGTCACGACATCGATCTGGACGCGTCCGGTGCAGGTCTGGATTTCAGCGGGGGCGGGAGCGGCGTGCGCCGCCAGCAGCAGGGCGACGAGAATAAGTGTTTTCATTGTAAGATACATCCTTAGCGGGAAGACCTGACAATGCATCAAGCAACGATATATGTCAACCCCACGTTGCCCGACGAGATCGGCTTTTCGCAGGCCATGGGCGTGCCGGGCGACGTCAGGTTCTACTTCAAGAGCCCGGACGGCACGCCCTATGCGGAGATTGCCGACCTCAACCCGCAACTGGTGATGCGGCCGTTCACCTCCAGCGGCATCTTCGGCTACGACATTAACGTTAACGATGTCGTCGGCGCCTCCGGCATCGCCACCGTCCCGGGCTCGGCGATGAACGACAGGTTCAACATCGAGGTCTACACCCGCAACGCCCAGTTGCAACCGCTCGACCTTCTGGCCTGCGGCCGGGTCGACCTGACCGGCTACGGCTATGCGATTTTCGGCCCGCTGTCGCCGGCGAGCTACTCGGTCGGGCCGTCGGGACCGGCAGGTCCGATGGGGCCGCGCGGCGTGCAGGGCGAGCAGGGCATCCAGGGCGTGCGTGGCTCGCGCTGGTACACCGGCATGGGCGATCCCAACGTCGCCGTGATCCCGGATGTCAGGATCGAAGGCGACATGTGGCTCGACGAAGCCAGCGGCGACGTCTGGCGCTGGAGCGATGGCGCGTGGGGCGCCTTCAGGGGGACACGGGCATGAACTGGACTTCCGAGACCAACATCAAGGGCCCGCCGGGCCCTGCAGGCGGGCCACCGGGCCCCACCGGACCACCCGGGACCAACGGGACCAACGGTGTCGACGGCGCGCCCGGCGCGCAGGGGCCGCCGGGTACACCCGGCGCCACCGGCCCGCAGGGGCCGAAGGGTGATCCGCAGACCCCGGCGTCCGCTATACCCCTGGTTGAGGCCGGTCCCGGCGTGGTCGGGGTCTCGCTGAAATACGCCCGCGAGGATCATGTCCATCCCGCCGCTCCCGCCGGCTCGACCGTGTACATGTCGGACACCCCGCCGACCGGCGTGCCCGACAAGTCGCTGTGGATCGAGACCGACACCGGGCTGATGTTCTCGCTCTACAACGACGGCAGCTCGACGCAGTGGATCATGGTGCCGGGCGGAATACCGGTCGGCATGGTGCGCTACGACAGCGCACAGACGCTGACGGCATCGCAGAAGGCGCAGGCGCACAGCAATATCGGCTCTGGGGTGCTTGCAATCCAGACGTTCACAAGCAGCGGCACTTATACCCCTGTCGTGGGCATGGCCCGATGCATCATTGAATGCGTCGGCGGCGGTGGCGGTGGCGGGGGCGTTACAGGTGTCGCCAATACATTCGGTGGTGGCGGTGGCGGTGGCGGCGGTGGCTACTCCCGCAAGATGGCTACGGCGGCGCAGGTCGGTGCCTCGCAGACGATTACGATAGGTGCTGCAGGTACGGGTGGCGCTGCAGCCAACGGAACCGGCGGCAATGGCGGTGCTACCAGTGTCGGCGCGCTTTGTGTCGCCAACGGTGGTCAGGGCGGCACCGGCGGCATCAACGCGAATGGCGGACCAGGTGGCACTGCCGGGACTGGCGATTTTACGACAGTCGGCGGGTCAGGTGGCGCGCCGTATTCCGGCTCGATCGGCACGGTCAATACCCGATGCGCCTCCGGGGGCACCTCGATGTTCGGCGGGCCGGGCCTGAGTAGCATAGCATCGGGTGGCGCCGTTGCGGGTGTTACTGCGGTTGGGTACGGCGGTGGGGGCGGGGGGGCTGGAGCGTGCAACAGCACAGCCGCTGCCGCAGGTGGTGCCGGCACGTCTGGCGTCGTCATCGTCACGGAGTATGCCTGATGGCGTATGACTTCCCCAACTCCCCGACCATCGGCCAGATCTTCCAGGGCTGGACCTGGGACGGCGAGAAGTGGCTGCAGACGCTGGCCGTGCCGAACGCCGGCGGCGTGGTCGCCATTCAGCGCTTCACCCAGAGCGGCACCTACACGCCATCCGCCAGCATGACGACCTGCGTGATCGAATGCGTCGGTGGTGGTGGCGGTGGCGGCGGTGCTGCGGCGTCTCCGGCCAGCACTCCCAACGGTGCGGGAGGTGGCGGCGCTGGCGGTCGCTCCCGTAAGCTGGCGACTGCAACGCAAATCGGCGTGTCACAGGCGGTCACGATAGGCGCCGGCGGTGCCGGAGCGACTGCCGGAAATAATCCGGGCGGCGTTGGCGGCACCACTAGCGTAGGGACGCTATGCATCGCCAATGGCGGCAGCGGCGGTCTTGGTGCCGCCGCTGCGGCGTATAATTACGGCGGTCTGGGCGGCGTCGTCGGTACAGGAGATGAAACATATATAGGCGCAGCTGGTGGGCCCGGATCACGTTCAACTGTTGCTGGACCGCTTCTTAACTCTGTAAGCGGAGCGCCATCGCCATATGGCAGTGGCGGTGTGACAGAAGTAAGTGTTTCCGGCTCGGCAGGTACTGGATACGGTGCAGGCGGCGGTGCTGGTGCAGACGCTGCCAATACAGCTAGAGCTGGCGGTGCTGGTGCTCCCGGCCTCTGCATCATCACCGAATACGGCATCACCACGCTCGGCTCGGCGGCCACCACCGCCGGCGCTGTCAGGTTCGACGTGGCGCAGGGCCTGACCACCAACCAGCAGGCGCAGGCGCGCAGCAACATCGGCACGACCAAGCGAAACTACCTCATCAACGGCGCGTTTCAGATCAACCAGGGTGGCTACGCTTCCGGGGCTGTGCTTGCTGCCGCTGCATATGGACACGACCAGTGGAAAGCGGGAGCAAGCGGCGGTGATTATTCCTTCACGCAATCCACCGGTGCTACGACGATTACGATTGCTGCCGGTAAATCGCTGATCCAGCCGATCGAGGATATCAGAGTAACCGGCGGCGGCAGTTACGTGCTGGCGTGGACCGGCACCGCACAGGCCCGTGCTGGCGTCAACACCCTGACGCCGTCAGGCACCTACGCCGCAAGCCCGTTGCTGATATCAGGGCAGACCGACGGCACGGTGATGTCGGTCGAATTCAACGCCGGCACGCTCGGCAGCGTCGGGCTGTACGAGGGCAACGTCGCACCGCCGTTCGCGGTGCCGGATTATCCGGGCGAGCTGATCGCGTGCAAGCGCTATTGGCAAAGGATCGGCGGAACGAGCACTGAGATATACATGGCCGGTTATTCCCTCGCTGGAAACGGTATTGTTCAGACCCTTCCCTACCCAGTGGCCATGCGCGCGACGCCTACCATAACCGTCGTTGGCACCTGGACTATCACGAACTGCACCGGAATTACGTTACCGGGCGCGGGGACAAGAGCGTTTGCGCTGCAAATAACTGCTGGAGCAACGGGTTTCGTGAGCGCGTTCACACCAAACGACACGACTTATGTTTCACTGAATGCGAGGCTGTAGATGGACCCGATCCTCCTCGCCATGCATCTGGTGCTGCTGCACACCGTCGACGGCCGCGACACCCTGGTCAACCCGGAGCAGGTCACCAGCCTGACCCACCGCGACGACGTCGAGCCCAACAAACTGCTGGTCGACACCGTGCGCTGCGTGATCGGCTTTTCCAACGGCAAGTTCGTTTCCGTGCTGGAGCACTGCGACGAGGTACAACGCAAACTTGAGGACGCAGGCAAATGAGCGAACCCGTCAGGCCGAAAGTGATTGACCTCTCGCACTGGGATCCCGCCGACGACTACGGCAGGGTCGCCGACGACGGCATCCTCGGCGTGATCTACAAGGCGACCCAGGGCACCGGCTACACTGACGACACCTATGTCGACCAGCAGAAGGCGGCGAAGGCTGCAGGGCTGTTGTGGGGCGCCTATCACTTCGCCGACGGTGCCGACGTCAACAGTCAGGTCGCCAATTTCCTGAGCTACGCCGCACCCGATCCCGACGAACTGTTCTGCCTCGACTGGGAGGACAACCCCGGCGGCACCAAGATGAGCGTCACGCAAGTGAAGCAGTGGGTCGAGAACGTCGAGGACGCCTTGAAGCGCCCGGGCCAGTGCGTGATCTACGCCGGCAACACCGCGAAGGAAGCGCTCGGCAACAAGGTCGATCCATGGTTCGGCTCACGGCGACTGTGGCTGTGCCAGTACGGTTCGACCCCGGTATGGCAGGCCTCCTGGAAAACCTGGTGGCTGTGGCAGTTCACCGACGGGGTCTATGGCCCGAGCCCGCACACGGTCGACGGCGTCGGACCCTGCGACATCAACTCCTACAAGGGCGACGACGCGCAGCTGATGGCCGAATGGGCCGACGGCACCGCCGAACCTTCGCCCGCCCCCGGGCCCGGCATGGCCAACGTCCACCTCAACGTCACCACCTCGGGCGAGGTCGCGGTCTCCGTCGCGGTCAACGGCGAAGTGATCTATGGTGACGGCGAAGCATGAAAAGCGACGACAACAAGCAGAACGTTTCGTGGGCCGTGGTGATCGGCCTGCTGGCATGCCTGGCGCTGATCATAGTCATCGCCTTGTATGCCGGCTGAAGGGAGACGCATGCCTGACGACAACAGGATCACCGACGCGGCAACAGCGCTCGGGCAGGAAATCGAGCTGGCGCTGGACGAACTCGACGCCCGGGTTGCCGCACTGGAGGGCCAGGTCGAACCGCAACCGCCGGAGCCCGACGGCGACATCGACCTCGGCAAATACACGCTGACATTCGAGGAGAACTTCGACGACCCGCAAATCTACGAGCCGGAGCAGAAGAACGACTACGGCCGGATGTCCCGGCCGTGGGTGCCGCATTACACCGCCTACGCCAACCAGTACGGCTCAAGCGGCGCGATCTACGACGAAACCGGCTGGATGGTCGATCCGCGCGACCCGCGGATGGCGGGCTACAACCCGTTCTCGGTCAAAGACAGTGTGCTGTCGATCACGACGCAGCCACGGCCGCCGGAGCTGAGCGACCTGCCGCTGAACAATGGCGGCGGCAATCCCTGTACATGGCTCGGCGGCGCGCTGATCTCGATGGGCGGCTTCGCGCAGCAGTACGGCTATTTCGAAATCAGCATGAAGGCGCCGCCGAGCCTTCCCGGAAACTTCCCGGCGTTCTGGCTCTTGAGCGCCACCAACCGCTGGCCGACCGAGGTCGATATCTATGAGGGCTTCGGCAGCAACGGCCCCGGCGTGATCCACCCGGTGCTGCACTCGGATCCGTACTGGCCCTCGTGGAGCAACGCCGACGACACCGTCGGCAGTGTGCCGGGCTCGACCATCAATGTCGGCGTCGACCTGACCCAGGGCTTTCACCGCATCGGCGTCGACGTGCAGCCGGAGGGGCTGACGTTCTACTTCGATCGTAAACGGGTCGGCAACATGCCGCCGTATAACGGCGTCACCAATCTGGAGATCACCGACGCCGGCAGCAACGTCAAGGCCGATGGCGGCAGTGCCTCGGGCTCGCTGCGGGTGAAAATTCTATCGACCTGGCAGTTCAAGAATTTCGCGGCGACACTGACGGTGTCGAGCGGCAGGGTCACGGCCGTCGCCGTCACCCAGCCCGGCTCCTGCCTGCTCGGTGTCGGTCCCGATGACGTACTGCTGATCAACAACACCGGCGGCGCACTCGGCAACGCGGTGCTGACGCCCGTGGTTGCCGACAGGGACCCGCCACTGCCGCTGCAGTACCACACGCCGCTGTACATGCTGATCAACTTCGCCCTCGGTTCGTTCACGGGCGTGCCGACCGCGAGCGCCACGTTCCAGGTTGACAGCGTCAAGGCGTGGCGGAAGAACATCGAGGCTCCGGCGATCACGTCAAACGGTGGCCCGTCCGGGGACCTGGTCGCGCAGCTCAAGGCCTGGAAATTGCGCCACGACACCGTGCCGATGACGCCGCACAAGAGCGACTGGGACGTCACCAAACTCTCGTTATGGGACGCGCTTGACTTCCTGTATCTCGCCGATGACAGCGAGGAACTATCCGGCACCGACTGGAAGAACCCGGAGCGTCATCTCAAGCATCACGGCTCAGTCAGCCACACCCCCTTGCGCGGTTACAACTATGTAGGTGGCGTGGGCACTTACAGCGACGCTGGTTACCTGCCAACGGGCCTCGACGGTATCAGGCAGGACGATCACCATCTCGGCGTCTGGCTCGGCGACGGCGTCGATGACCCGACGCTGAAGGCCGTCATCTCCGCCGGCTACAAGACCTATCTTCAGGTCTCCAGAGACAGCCATGAGTATCGCTCCTGTAGCGGCAATGCCGGCGGGGTGATGAAAAAACAGGCGCCGGGCGCCGGCCATCTGGTGTTCTGCCGCGGCTGGCGCTATCAGCACCAGAGCTACCACAACGGCAAACTGTTCCATGCAGGATACGTCGCCACCGCCACCCCGGAATTCGCGCCGGTCGTGGTGGGCGCGCTGTCGGCGCAGTATGCAGGCCCGGATTGCCGCATTCTGGCGGCGCATGGCGGGCGGCGGCTGATGCCCGACGAGGTCGAGAAGCTGCATCAGCTGGTCGCGGAGTATTTCACCGCGATCGGTGTCAGCTGAAGCGCTGCAGCAGCATCCCGACACCGAAACCGATCAGCAGCGCCAGTATCAGCGCTTTCGCGTTGTCCGGGTCGCTCATGATTTCGAAAACGATCCGGTGCACCGGGGCCTCTCCTGCGGTAGTCTGAAGGCCCCTGACTACGGAAGCCGAAGCACCTTTCAACTTTAATTTTTGGAGCAAAACCAATGGCTACAGTAGACGGCGTCGTCACGGCGCCCGACGCACACGGCATTATCCAGGGCAATGGCGGACTGGTCGACAAGATGGCGGGCGATGCCAAGGGCAACCTGCTTGAAGGTCACGGCACGTTCAACCAGTACTGGGGTGGTGCGGGCAACGACACGTTCATCATCGCCGACAAATTCGCCAACGCCGGGGGTGCGCATAACGGGCCCTCGACGGTGTTCGGAAACCAGACCTCCTACATCACCGACTTTCACGGTGCGAGCACGCCGCACGGCACCGCCGAGCACGACTTCATCGTGTTCCAGGATTATGTTCCGGGTTCGCTGACACTGGATCATACCGGCACCTCCGGCACGCCGGGCGCGGTGATGTACTACTACACGGTCGATGACGCGCAAGGCAACGTGCACAACCTCATCATCAACAGCCTTGACGGCAACCCGCTGGGTGCTGGCGACTTCCTGTACGCCGGCCTGACTGTCTGAACGGCAAAAAGGCCCCCGCCGCAGGGCGAAGGCCTTTTCGTGGGGATATGGCAGCAGGCCGTGCCAACGGACGCGACGACATCCTTGAAGCCGACACTACGACCTTGAGCTGCAGCGTCAACCGGCTATATTGCCTGGCGAGGCTGCCACCACTTCCCGGCGTCTCAGGGTTAATGGGTTAGGATAACTTTTAAAAACCTCGCCGGTGGCGCCCCAGCTCCGGCGGGGTATTTTTCATGCGGCCTGGTAGTCTCCGGCGAAATTCAGTTCCTGCAACAGGTGATCGCGGTTTTTGATCTCAACCCGCTGCAGCAGCATGCCTTCGTCTATTTCGGACATGAACCGCTTGGCGATTTCCTTGGTTTTGAAGTAGCGCAAGAAGGTATCGCCTTCTACTTTCCAGATGATCATGGTCAGAACGGCGCACTGCCGCCCTGGACCTCGCCGTCGTCGAATGCAGAACCGGCAGACGGACGGCCGTCGAGGCGCTGGCGGCCTTCGCTTTCTATGATCTGCACATGATTAAGGCCCAGACTGATGCCCCGTTTCCCGGTGTGCGTCCAGGCAAACGGCACGATGTTGGCGCGGACCAGTTGCCCGGACCACACCTCTTCCGGCAGCAGGATGTCTTCCCTGTCCTTATCGACGATGCCGGGCTTGTTCTTCGACCACGGATTGATGAAGACGTGGCCGGGATGATAGCCCTCGTAAGACTTCTCGCCGGCATCGCGGAACGGCATCCGCACATCCTTCATGCTGATCCGGTCGCCCCACTCCTTGCGTGCGGCTTCGACGCAGGCGTCCACCATCGCCTTGTACTTCGGCGACTTCTGCGCCTTCTCGTCGAAGATCAGCGAACAGGAGTAGACCGGCGGGCCGCCTTCGGCACGCGGACGCGGGGTGAACAGGTTCTGGAAGGAGAGGGTGGCGTAGGGGGTATTGATGGCAGCCATGATAACGTTCCTTGAGTTGACACAGGTTGACACGGGTTAACAGGGGTACAGTACGTTATTTAACGTTACCCGGCAAGGTAACGGGTCGCCTGTTATTTCGCTTACCATTAAATGCCGGAAGCTTTTTACCGCGGTGTTTGATTCGTACCACCAGCACCGATTTCCTGGCATCGACTACCAGGTTTGTCGTGGTCCAGTTGCGCGGCACCGGCGGTCTGGTCATGCTTCATCCTCCCTCGTCGTCAAAGGCTGCAGCGGCGTGGTTCTGGTGCCTGCGCGCGAACGCCGCGCACTCGCTTGAGCGCACGCACCAGCGGCAATGCGGGCCGGCGTTCTCGATGGTATCGCCGGCCTCGATGCGGTCGAGCGCCGGTATCACCAGGTCCGACAGCCAGTCAAACAGGTGCCAGAGCTGGGTGGTATGGGAGCGGATCGACGGGCCCTCGACCCGCGGCTGGCAGATCGTCAGCGTGACCGAGGTCTGGCGGCTGTTGAGATCCATGCGAAGCATCGCCGCCAGCCCCAGCGCGTAGAGCCGCAGCTGCGGCCCGAACGGGTCCACCCGCACGCCCTTGCCGTATTTGAGGTCGACGATGTGCAGCGCGCCTTTCGCGGTCAGCACGCCGCAGTCGAGCGTGCCCCAGACCAGGCCCCGGGTGAAGGGCACGCTGATGCGCTGCTCGAAAAACACGTCGGCGTCGGGACCGGTCAGGCTCTGGACATAGCTGACATACGGGTTGATGGCCCGGCACATCCCGGGCGAGACGATGAACTCCTCACCCTCGACCGTGACTTTATCCGGCAGGAAGATGTCGCCCTGCAGGTTCAGCTCGGCGACCTTGTGTGCCGCGGTGCCTTCCCTCGCGTATTTCGAGGACGGTCGCACCATGTCTTTGGTCATGGTGACGCTGGCCGGGCAGGTCATCCACATCGCAGCCGACGACGGCGAACAGGCAGCGTGCGCGGTCATAATACTGCGCCCCACTGCCCGGCCATGGCGCCGGCGATGCCGGCCAGCGTCCGCGAACGTTCCTTCCAGCGCTCCGGCCCGGGAGAGGCGTAATGCACCCGGGGCCTGCGGCCTTCCACGACCTCGGTCGGCTCAAGCTTCGGCAGGTTCTTCAGCCAGAAGCAGTGTGCCTTGGTCTCGCCATGGCCGAACTGCCACGGCTGGATGATCTGGTCGGGTTCGCGGATCCGGGACGAGATGATGCTGACCGGGTTTTCCAGCGCGATGCGCCTGACCGGGGCGTCGAGCAAAGCGCGGACGAATTCCAGCGCCCGGGCCTGTTCGCGCTGCTTGCCCTTGAACCAGCGGGCGCCGCTGACCGCCAGATGCGTGCACGGCGGATGCGCGATCATCAGGTCCCACGGGCCGTCCTCGCGGACTGCGTCCAGCGCGTCGCCGGTCAGGTGCTCGCCGCCGTCCTCCGCCGGCAACAGGTCGCACGACCACGCCTCGTGACCGGCCTGCCGGAACGCGCGACGCACCACCCCGGAGAACTCGCAGGCGATCAGCACCCGGCCGGTCACGTCAGCGCGCCGTTGTCGATCGCTTCGCGGATCGGCACGAACGCCTCCGGCTTCAACTCGCGGAACGACTTGGCGCCTTCGCCGAAACGCGCCAGCAGCTCGTACACCTCGCGCTCGCGGCCGTTGGCATAGGCCGCCTGCAAATCCTCGATGGTCTGCTGCCGCAGCCGCACCACTTCGGCCGGGTCCATGCCCTCGGCGGTCTTCGGCGGCGGCGGCATCGGCATATCCTGCACCATCTCGACCGTGGCGGCTTCTGCGGCCGCCTCGGCAGCGCGCTTCGCCTTCTTGGCTTCCTTGGCGGCGCGCATCTTGGCGGCGGCAGCCTGCTTGTCGGCTTTGGCGGGTTTCGGCTTTTCCACCGGGATATCCCCGGGGATATCTGTGGGGATATCCACCGGCTTATCCACGGGAGCCGGTTCCGACGCCTGTACCGGCTTTTCCACCGGCGCTTTCAGTGGAGAAGACATGCCGGCAGCCACCCGATCGAGCGTGTCTTCCATCTGGTCGATGATGTCCTGGAAAGTCTTGCCTTCAAACGTAAGCTTCACTTCTGGGTCTCCTTTGCGTCGAACAGTTGGGTGAATTCGCGGGCCTTGCGCACAAGGATGCCGTTGATGATGTCATCGACGGTGCCGGCAGCGGAGAGCATTCGTGCCACGACGCCGTCCTGCTGGCCGATGCGGTGCACCCGGCAGGCGGCCTGCGCATTGTCCATCGGGGTCCAGCTGCTCTCGACGAACACCACATCGCTGCATTTGCACTTCGGCCCGACCAGCGTGATGGCGGTGCCGGCGGCCTGGATGTTGCCGATGAACACCCGGCAGCGGCGGTCGTTGAGGAAACGGTCGACCGCGACCTCGCGGTCCTTCGCCGAGGTGCTGCCGGTCAGGACTGCGGGCAGGTACTCGCCGAGATGCCGGGTCAGCGCGCCGATGACGTGGGCATGGTGGGCGAACACCAGAACCTTGCGGTCCTCCGGCAGGTTGTCGAGCATGTCGACGATGTATTCGGTGGCGCCGCGCAGCTTGGCCAGCCCCAGCAGCCGTCGCATGGTCATGACGTTGACGTCGTTTTCCCGGGCCAGCTGTTCCAGGATGTTGCCGACGTCAATCCCCTGCTCGAGGCTTCTGGTCAGCACGTTTTCGAGGCTTTTGAAGCTGCCTTCGGCGATCAGCTGGGTCGGGTCGAGCGGCACCGGGACGCTGTCCCAGATGATCGACGGCAAATCCCTGAAGACGTCTTCCTTGCGGACGCGGAGCATGAACGGGGCAATCATGGTCCTGAGCTGGCTCAAATTCTTCGAGCCTTCGATGACCCGGATCATGCGCCGGCCGCCGAAATTTTTGTGGGCGATGCAGCAGAACCGTTCCTCGTAGGCTGGCCGGGTCATCCCTTTCAGCCCCTGCGGCCAGCAGATCGACAGCAGGGTGTAGAGGTCGCCGGCGTGGTTGCGCATGGGCGTGCCGCTTAGCGGCACGATCTGGCCGAGCCTGGGAACGGCACGGCGCAAGGCCTTGACGCGGTTGGTGTCGGCGGCGTTGTAGGCATGAGCCTCGTCGATGGCGGTCATCTCGAACGCGAAGCCGGTGGCCAGCGCCTCGGCCACCGCGCCGTTCTTCTGCGACATCAGGCCGTGGCTGACGATGTAATAATCGGCGAACTTTTCCAGATCAGCCGAGGAACGAACGATGACAAAAGTTGCGTTAGCGTGCCAGAGCACGATCTCGCGCTTCCAGACCAGCACCGCCGAGGCCGGGCAGAGGATCAAAGCGTGCGGGGCTTTACGCGCCTTCACCGCCTCGATGAAGGTTCTGGACTTGCCGATCCCCATGTCGAAGCCAAGGTAGGTCGGCATCTTCTGGGCCAACCTGAAGGCGCCGTTGGCCTGATGCGGGAACAGGGGGAGCTGAGCGGACATCAGGCGCTTCCTTGCGGATGATCGAGGCGCACTTGTTCCCGGGCCGTCTTCCGGATTTGAGCGACTATCGCATCGATGTCCGCGTCGCTGGCCGCCAGCAGGGTCAGGTACTCGGTCAGCAGCAGCATCAGCGCCGTCAGGCTGTGCGCCGGATGCTCCCTGTCCAGTACCCGGGTCAGCTTCGCCATGATGCGCCCGGCCTGCTCATGCACGTCATCGACACTGAATTTGAATTCTTTCACGCGAAGATCTCCGGCACCTGGGGCTTGAGGCAGCGGGCATAGTACCAGTCGCCGATCAGCAGCGCCTCGGCGCGGTCGGCGTCCTTCTTGCGGTTCAGATGCCGGTTGTGCTCCGGCCATTTGCGGATCGCGAGCGCGCGGGAGGCTTCCTTGTCCGAGCGCAGGCCGTGGAAGGTCTTCCACTGTCCCGGGGTCACAAGGGTCAGCGGCAGCCGCAGGGCGCCGGCCACGCCGTGGATGATGCCGACCCCCTGGCCGAACTTGAACGTCGAGGCGACGCCCTGCTTCGGCATGGCATGGACGTTCTCGACCACGAGGCGCTCGACCTTCATGTCGGAAAGCGCGCCGGCAAAGGCGGCCCCGTCGAGCATGCCCTTCACCGTGCGGAGGTCGTCGACGAACATCGGGGTGGCGTCGTGGAACACGGCGATGGCGGCGTGCACGGCGCCGGGGTCGATGGCGGCGAAGATCATCGGGCCACCATCAGGAAGAGGACAGCGAACCAGTACACCTGCAGGCCGATCAGCATGCCGGTAACGGCCATGATTTCAGACCAGTCGAGACGGACCATGCTGCTTTCACCTTTCGTCAAAGCATCGCGTACAGGCAGCTGGCGGCAAACACGATGCCGCAGAGCCACAGCGTGAACTCGTCGCCGCCCGGATCCTCGTCCCAGAAGTTTCTCATTTGCGTGCCTTCTTCGGTTCGACGTGGAGATCCCGCAGCAGCGCGTCCATCGGACCCTCGATGACCTTGTTGTCCTGCGCCGCGGCGAACAGCGCCGGGGACCAGTCCCCCGGCACCCGGTTGCGTCTCGCCCAGCCCTGCACGGTGTTGACCCCCGGCGACAGGAAGCCCTTGGCCAGCAGTGCCTCGACGGTGCCGGTGACGCCGCCGAGCCCGATGATCAGCCCCCGGATGTTCCATACCGGGATCTCGGCCGGGAACAGGGCGCGCTCACGCTTCGGCATGGCTCAGTTCTCCCTGCACTCGCGCCAGCACCGCCCGCGCCACCATGCCCGCCTGATCAGCTGTATCCTGGCCGCCGTTGGGAATGATGTCCGGATAGTCCCGGGCCAGCTCAACCGCCAATGCACGCAGGTAATCGGTATCGCGCTGGCCGACATAGCGGCCAAAACGGTCGCGCTCGGCGTTTTCCGGAAATGCACGGGCTACGGCCAGCGCAAAACGTATAAGTAAATCCGGGTGCATGGCTCAGTTCTCCACCAGCTTGACGGTCTTGAACGGCGTTGACTTGACGAAGGGGGCGATCGCAGCTGCGCCGTAGGCCTCGGTCAGCGCCTTGCGATCCAGCGTCTCGCGGACCCCGGGGGTGATGTTGGCGGTATAGGTATCCCCGCGCAGCGAAGCACTGGGGGCAGCCAGCAGCCAGTCCCGCAGCTCGGCTTCGCGCTTCTCCAGGATTTTGATCTCTTCCCGCACCGCGGAGAGTTCGTCAGCAGGGTGGATGTTGGGGATGCGGTTGGCCTCCAGCGCGGCGGCGCGCCGGTTGGCTTCGTCAATGGCTTTTTCGGCAGATTTGCTCACGGGGTTCTAGTCCTTTCAAAGATGTTAACAGTGGTATAGTGACCAATAAAACCATTGTCAACCCCTTTATTTTCTGTCATGGTTTTTCCGGGACAACCTCTGAAAGGAAAACCCGATGAAAAACCTGCACCTCGACTTCGAGACGTACTGCGACCTCGACCTGAAGAAGGTCGGCACCCGCCAATACGTCGCGCACCCCTCGTTCAAGGTCCTGGCGGTAGCGTGGAAGCTGGACGGCCAAGGCGTGCGATCGGTCCATTCCACGATCCCGGCCGAGCTGGCGGCGCACCTGACGTCCCCGGACGTCCGGGTTCACGCCTGGAACGCGGCCTTCGAGGCGTGGGTGCTGGCGCGGCTGAAACTGGAGCCTGTGCACCCGCTGTCCTGCACCATGCAGAGGGCGCTGGCTTACGGGCTACCGGCGAAGCTGGAGCGTGCCGCTGACGCGCTTGGCTTAAGGCAGCGCAAGGACATGGCTGGCCACCGCCTGATGCTGAAGATGTCGCGGCCATTGAAAGAGGGCCAACCGGCCTGGACCACGGTGGACTACGCCCGATTGGCAGACTATTGCGCCGGCGACGTCGAGGCCGAGGCGGCAGCCTCCGAGGTAATCCCGGAACTGCAGCCGGAGGAGAAGGCGCTATCGGAACTCGACAATCGCATGAACCATGACGGCGAACTCGGGATCGACTTCGACCGGGTATTGGCCCTGCAGGCCGTTGCGAAGGCCGCCGAGCGGCTGGACGCGGTCAGGTGCAGCGAACTGACCGATGGCGCGGTGACCTCACCGGGGACGCAGACAGCCCGGCTGCTGGGCTGGCTCGCGGGCAGGGGCGTCGAACTACCGGACGCGGCACGGGCCAGCGTCGAGGAGGCGCTCACCCGGGCGATACCCTTCGCGCCCGACGTCACCGAGGTGCTTGAGATCCGTCTCCGCGCCGCCCGGGCCTCGACCCGCAAGCTAAGTCGCATGCTCGACATGAGCGACTTGAACGACGGCGCGCTGCGCGGCCAGTTCCAGTTCTGCGGGGCGGGGCGGACGGGGAGGTGGTCGGGACGTGGCGTGCAGGTGCAGAACCTGCCCCGGGTTCCCAAGGGCTTCGACCCCGAACTGTTCTGTGACATGGCGCGTGCAGGCGCTGAAACGGTCGACATGGTGGCGCCGGCCCCGGTGCTGGACTGCGTGTCGTGGAGCCTGCGCTCGTGCCTGAAAGCCACTGACGACGACAAGTATCTGTGGAGCTTCGACTTCTCGCAGATCGAGGCAAGGGTTCTGGCATGGCTGGCGGGCCAGCGCGACGTGCTGGCGGTATTCGCCTCGGGAACTGACGTCTATGTGTGGGCGGCTTCCCAGTTCCATTCAAATGACCGGCAGCTCGGCAAGGTCCTCGTTCTGGCTTTGGGCTTCGGCATGGGCGCCGTGAAACTGCGTGAAACAGCCCGCAAGAACTACGGGGTCGTGATGACGGCCGCCGAGGCCGAGCGGTTCAAGACCGGCTGGCGGATGCGCAATCCCCGGATTGTGCAGTTCTGGGCCGAAATCGAATTCGCGGCAAAGCAGGCGATCCTGCAGCGCTCGGTGGCCGCGGCCGGCGGCAGCGGGGTGGCGTTCGTCTGCACCTCCCGCACCCTGCAGATGCGGCTGCCGTCGGGGCGTGTGCTGTACTACCACGCGCCGCGGCTGGACCCGGAGACCGGTTCCATTTCGTATCGGGGCGCGGAGGTCGGTGGAAAGTGGGTAGAACAAAGAACCTGGGGCGGAAAACTCGCCGAGAACGCCACGCAGGCGGTGGCGAGGGATATCATGGCCGAAGCCATGCTGCGGGCATGGCGCCGCCTCGGGGAGGTTCCCTGCATGAGCGTGCACGACGAGCTGGTCTATGCGGTCACGGCCAGAGATCACCTGAGCGAACTCCACGCCTCGATGCTGGAACCGCCGCCCTGGGCCGGCGGCCTACCCCTGGCGGGTGAATTCAGGGTGGCGCAACGCTATGGGGTGCCTATCCCTCTTGGCAAATCAGTGCAAAAGAGGATGATCAGGGTCCCCGCCTGAACACCCCAAAAAAGGTACGGCCCCTGCGAGTGCAACGCAGGGGCCGAAACCGAAGCTGTATCCTCTCCCGCTAAGAAAAGGCTTACAACGGTGACCAACCATAGCGAAGCCATCCGGTTCCTCCAAGCTGTTTTTGGATCGGATTACGCTTCCTGCGGCATTTTCGCCAATCTCAACCCGCCGGCACATACCCGCGACGTCGAGGCGCTCGACGTCGGGCGCGATTGCTACTGGTCGATCGCGGCGTTTCCGCCGAGCGCCCGCACCAACCACCTGAAAAACGCCCCGCTCGACGTGCGGGCGCTGGTCATCGACGACGTCGGCACCAAGGGTCCACCGGCAGGGGCGGTGGAGCTGGCGTTAGGCAGGCCCACGGCCATCGTCGAGACGTCCCTGGGCAATTTCCAGTGGTCGTACCGGCTGGCCAAGCCGGTGGCGATCACGGCATGGGCTGCTTTCTTCGACGAAATCGAGCGGCTGATCGGGATGCCGCTGGAAGGCCGTGACGCGGTGCACCTGTTCCGGCTGCCGATCGGGATCAACACCAAGAAGGAGCGTGGTGAATTTCAAGTTCGCTTAAGCGAACTTGATCCCGGAATTGAGTTGAGCGGGATTGTCCCAACCGAAATCAGCTCCGGGAGCTCCGGAGCTCCGGCAACAGGTTCAGAGCCGCGGGTGCGCGACATGCTCGCGATCGCAAGGCTGCTGCCCAACGAGGCCTCCGTATCGCGGGCCGAATGGGTGGAGCGGGCGCACCAGTTCAAGGCGCTGGCGCTGGACGAGGCGCAGGGGCGTGAGGCGTTCGAGCTGTGGTCGCAGAAGCACGCAAGCTACGACGCGGCCGAGACGGCGCGGGTGTGGGACAGCCTGCCGGAGCAGTTGCGCACCGCCGGGCTGGAGACGCTGCGGGATGCCGAGGCCGCTGATCCGGAAGGGTTCGCACAGACCCGTAATGCTGATGCGCGTATCGCATTCGATGACGGCGAGGCGTTACCCGCACCAGCACCCAAACCGGAAGGCATTACTGCAACCCCGTTCAAGTGGATTGACCCGGATAAAATCTTTCCACGTGAATGGCTATACGGGCGCATTCTGATCCGGAAATTCATCTCGATGACGGTTGCGCCTGGAGGCGTGGGCAAGTCGTCACTGATTGCCGTCGAGACGCTGGCGCAGGTGACCGGGCGTGATCTGCTCGGCGAAAGACCGTCAAAGGCGCTTCGGGTGTGGTTGTGGAACCTGGAAGACCCGCACGAGGAAACGCAGCGCAAGCTGCAGGCCGCGGCGATGTATTACGGGATCGACGAAGCGGACATCAGCGACCGGCTGTTTGTCGATAGTGGTCGAAACCAGAGGCTGGTGGTGGCGCAGATGGACCGTAACGGACCGATGATCGTGCGGCCGGTGATCGGGGCACTGGTCGAACAGATCAGGTTGCGCAGCATCGACGTGGTGGTGATTGACCCTTTTGTGTCGTGCCACGAAGTGCCGGAGAACGACAACATGGCGCAGGACATGGTGGTGAAGGAATGGGGCCGGGTCGCGGAACTCGGGAACTGTGCGGTGCATCTGGTGGACCATACCCGGAAAGCCCCGGCCGGCACGGAAGTGAACACCGAGAGTTCCAGGGGGGCGAAGGCCAAGACCGACGCGGCAAGGGTGGTCAGGGTGATCAACCGTATGACAGAGGGACAAAGCAGGCCGTGGGGCGTGGTCAACCCATGGCGGTATTTCTCGACGTTCAACGACAAGGCCAACATGGCGCCGCCAGTGGACCGGCGCGACTGGTTCTATCTGGAGAGTGTACCCCTGGGAAACGGTGCAGGTGCCGCGGGCGTGTTCAGTGTCGGTGCCGGGGCGGTGCAGGGGGATGACGTGGGCGTGGTCAAGCGATGGCTGCCGCCAAGCTCGCAGGACATGGTGACCGGAGACAATTTCAGGGCACTGGCGGAGATCATGGGGACAGGCGAATGGCTCAAGGCGCCGCAGGCAGGGGAGAAATGGATTGGAAATGCTCTTGCATCGGTTCTGCAGATCGACCCCAAAAACGCGAAGGACAGAAAGACCATAAAAGAGGTGCTGGAACAGTGGTTCAAGGCTGGTTTATTGAAGGAAGTGATGCAGCCGGATGAGAACAGAATGATGAGGAAATTCATAAAGATAGCAGGGGGATACTAAATGTTTGCATCGGTCTGCATCGGTTTGCATCGGTTAACTGATGCAAACTGATGCATCGGTGCATCGGTCCCCCTTATCTTTGGGACCGATGCACCGATGCAGTGATGCAGGGGGAACTGATGCAGATTTTCAGAGCGCCTGCCGGAGGGCCCTGACGCGAACGCGCGGTTTCCTGCGCGCGTATTCTGCCAGAAGCTTCTCGACCCGTACCGCCAGCATCAGGACCGCGGCGCTTTCGTGCGGTGCTGATGAAGCGTAGCCGGCCAGCAGCTGCCTGATCTGGCCCGCAAGGGTTCGATGGCGCATAGCGAACTCCAGCAGGTCCGCATTGCGTGCGGAGGCCGAGATCAGGCCTTTCTCGTGCAGGAAGGCCGGCCAGTGGGGGTGGGCCTTGACCATGGCGCGGACCCTGCCGCGCAGCGAAGTCGGGATCGGGGTTGCGACGGTCAGCATCATGCGATCCGTCCCGGGGTTCTGAACGCGGCGTTGAGTTGAGGACTGACGTGATCGGTGCCCACGAAGCAGTAGCCGGCGTCATCGGGCAGGCCGCCCATGAACCACTGGCTACGCCATTTGAACCTGTTGGCGAGCGCCTCTGCGGCCCTGGCGTGGTTTTCCTCGCTGTTCAGGGCGTGGTCCCAGTGCAGGGTGAGGCTGCCTGCCGCTGCGGTGGCCTTGATGCGCGAGCCTTTGAGGTTGGTGGGAGGGAGATATTTTGTGACGATGGCTTGATAGGAACGAAGGGACATGCTGTTTTCCTTTAGCGGGAGAGTTTCAATACCCGCAACATAACCTGAGGGGTTACATATGTCAACCCCTTTCGTGAAAAAAGGGCACGAAACTTTGGGAACACCTGTTTTACGCGGTTTTCATAAGACGCGAGGGCAAAAGGGCCTGACAGTCTTTGGGGTTGACCTTAAAGACGCGAGGGAAGAGGTTTTCGTTCGCATGATCTGCGATGGCCTTACCCTTGGCGTGGCTTATGCGAGGGCTGGCTTCAAGGGTGATGCCCAGGCCGCGCACAAGCTGTTCCAGTTGCCGCGCATCCAGGAGCGTGCGGCAGCGATCCTTGAGGCCCGAAGGACAACCGGCGTTGTCAGCCTCTCGGAGGTGACGGACATGCTGCAAAGGGTCTTTGCGGGCGCCCATGCCAAGGAGGAATACTCAGCGGCGCACAACGCTGCGTTCTCCCTTGCAAGGCTCTACGGCCACGTCACGGACAAGGCCACGCTTGAGGTCATTCGCCGGCCGAGCCGTGATCCTGACGCCCCGTCCGAGCAGGTCCTGAGCGACTGGGTGGCGTCATTGCCTGTGGTCGGGCCCAGCCCTGGAGGCTCGACAGGGCCTGTGCCAAAGCCCCCGAAGCCGGTGCCGGAAGGCCCGACTTCCCGCGCCCCCGCCGCGCTATTGGGGCCCGAGCCCTCGCCGCCAGCCCCGTCACAGGGCCCGAGCCCTGGCGATTTGTTCAATGATATCAACGGCTTGGCCGACAGCTCGAGCCCCCCTCAAACCGGAAACGGGGCCCCAACCGGCCCGGTAACCGGGGCCCCTCACCCCGGCGGGCGCTCCGCGCCATCAGCCCGCAAAACGAAACAGGTACCGGTTAAAAAGCGGGAAAAATCAAAGGTCAGGATCCCGAGCGCGAAAGACCTGTTCGGATGAAGATCATCACCGGCTTCAAGCCCCAGCCAGGGCCGCAGCACCACTTCCTGACCTGCCCTGCCGACATCGTCGTCTACGGTGGCGCCCGCGGCGGCGGCAAGAGCTTCGCCTCCCTCGGCGAGTTCTGGTGCCATGCCGAGGACTGGGGCCTCCACGCCAAGGGCCTGATGCTCAGGCGAAGCCGCGAGGACCTCAAGGACACCATCGACGTTGCCCGGCAGATGTACGGGAGCGCTGCCGAATGGCTCGACAAGCAGAAACAGTTCCGCTTCCGCAATGGTGCGGTCTTTCACATGGCGTATCTGGAGAACGATGCCGATGCCATGAACTACCAGGGCTGGAGCCTCACCCGCGTCTATGTGGAAGAACTCACCCAGTACCCGTCTTCTGCTGGTATCTTCAGGTTGTTCGCGACATTAAGGACAACCTCGGGCGCCAGGTGCCAGTTCAGGGCAACCTGCAACCCGGGCGGCCCGGGCCACCATTGGGTCAAGGACTGGATCATCGACAACGGCGCCTACAGGCCCGTGAAGGACGAGGAGACCGGGCTTGTCCGGATCTTTATCCCCGCGAAAATCAGGGATAACCCGGCGCTGCTGGACAGCGACCCGGCCTATATCAACCGGCTCCGCGCCTCCGGCTCCCCCGCGCTGGTGCGGGCGTGGCTGGAGGGCGACTGGAACGTGATCGAGGGCGCCTTCTTCCCCGAGTTCGATCCCGCAAGACACGTCATCCCGCCCTTTCCCGTCCCGCAGCACTGGACCCGGTTCAGAAGCATGGACTGGGGCTCGGCCACGCCCTTCTCGATCGGCTGGTGGACCGTGGTGCAGGACGACATGGTCCACGCCAGGCGCCGGCTGCCGAAGAACGCCATCGTGCGCTACCGCGAGTGGTATGGTTCGTCGGGCCCCAACAGGGGCCTGCGGCTGCCGGCCGATGCGGTGGCGAAGGAGGTGGTGCGCCGTGAAACCGATGCAAGGGGAATTCGCGAGCCGATCGCCTACGGCATCATGGACCCTGCCGCCTTCCAGGTCGTCTCCGGCCCCTCCATCGGAGAAACCTTCGCCCGCAACGGCGTCTATTTCCGGCGTGCCGATAACGCGCGTGTCTCTACGCCGAAACGGATGGGTGGCTGGGATCAGATCCGCTGGCGGCTGCGCGGCGACGAAGCCGGCGAGCCCATGATCTTCTTCGTCGACCATTGCCGCGACGCGATCCGGACCCTGCCGATGATGCAGCACGACGACAACCGCCCCGAGGACCTCGACACCGAAGCCGAGGACCACGCGGTCGACGACATCAGGTACGCCTGCATGTCGCGCCCGTTCGGCAACCGGATCGAGGACGACGAGGACCTCAACCCGCTGCTGGTCCGCAACGCCTTCAGGCTCGACAGCCTCTGACAACAGGAATATATCCCCAATATCCGGGGGATATCGTCGATGCCGTCTACCACCTATGGGGATGCCGAGGCGCGCCCGGCCGGCGTCGACCCCGTCTCGCCCGAAGCCGACCGCCCCGACGCCCCGCAACAGGACACCACCTCCGCCGAAGACATCGACACCACCTGGTGGGAGAAGGCCCTCTCGGATGCCGAGCGTGCCGAGAAGGACTGGCGCGCCCGCGGCCGCGACATCGTCCAGATCTACCGCGGCGATATCCCGATCACCCGGCCGAAATCGGGAAAGTTCAACGCCGGCAGCGTCTATGGTTCCCGGCAGGACACCGCGAGCGCCTTCAACATCCTCTACGCCAACACCGAGGTGATGCTGCCGGCGGCGTATTCGAAGCCCCCGGACCCGGTCGTCCGTTCCCGCTTCATCAAGAAGACCGCCAACCCGATCGGACCCCCTCCCCCGCCGATGATGGGCCTTCCAGGGCCTCCAGGAGGCCCGCCGATGCCGCCTCCCGGCATGGGGCCTCCAGGTGCTCCGCCTGGCATGGGCCCTCCAGGGCCCCCGCCAGGCCCGCCTGGAGGCCTTCCTCCCGGAGGTCCCCCGCCACCGGGGCCTCCGCCACCCGTTCCGCCGCCCCCTCCCCCTCCGGCAGCCGCGGGAAGCCCCCTTCCCCCTCCACCTGCCGGGGGACTGCCCGGGGGCGGCGGAGCAGGGGGCCCGCCACCGGTGTCGCCCCAGACCACCGGGCCCCCTGCCGGGCCCGGGCCGGGCGGCGGGCCCCCGCCCGGGCTCGGCCCTGCCGTCCCGGCCCCGACCCCGCCGGGGCTGCCCGAGCAGAACGACATCGAGACCGCCGCCGCGGTGATGGAGAAGGCGCTGGAGATCGTCGTCTCCGACGAGGCCAGCCACGAGGCGGTGAAGTGTGCGGTGCGGGACATGCTGCTGCCGGGACGGGGCGTGTGCCGGGTGCGCTGGAAGCCGGTGCTGAAGCCTGTTCCCGTCGACGACCCCGTGATGGGCGGCCAGCTCGCCCATCCCGTCACCGGCGAGCCCCAGACCAGGGAGGTCAAGGTCTGGGAGACCGTCGACGACGAATATGTTTTTTGGGAAGATCTGTTAATCGATCCGGTCAGGCAGCACTCGGACGTGAGCTGGATCGCCTTCCGTCACCTGTTCGACCAGCAGTCGCTGTTGCAGGAGTTTTCCGAGAGCCCGCAGCTCAGGCAATTGCAGGCCCAGAACAAAATCTCCGACCTCTTCAAATGGACCGAGGAGAGCGCCGCGAAGTCCCCGATCGGCGGCGGCTCGGCGCCGAAGACCGCCGGCCGGCTCGACGCGGTGATCAAAAAAGCGATGGTGTGGGAGGTCTGGAACAGATCCACCCGCGAAATCATCTGGCTGATCCGCGAGAGCGGCGGCATCGCGCTGCGGGTCGACCCCGACAGTCTCGGGCTCGAAGGCTTCTACCCGATCCCGAAGCCGATCTACGCCGTCGTCACCACCGACAGCATGATCCCGAAGGCGTTCTATGACCTCTATGCGAGCCTGGCTGCCGACCTGGACGATACTTCGCGGCGCATTTCGGATCTCACCGCCAAGATCAAGGTCCGCGGCGGCTACAACGCCGCTAACAAGGACATTGCAAGTCTTCTCACCGCCGATGACGGTAAGCTGCTTCCCGTTGATGGTGTGGACCTCATGTCGGGAGGACTGCAGAACCACATCTGGCTGGTGCCGATCCTGGAATGGGTCAACGCTCTGAAACAGCTCTACGACAGCCGCAACCAGCAGAAGCAGGCGATCTACGAAATCATCGGCTTGAGCGACATCGTCCGCGGCGCCTCCAACCCGTACGAAACGGCGACCGCGCAGCGCATCAAGGGCACCATGGGCACCGGGCGGATGACCGGGGTCAAGAGCGCGGTGTCGAACTTCGTCCGCGACCTGATGCGGCTGAAGGCCGACATCATCGCGCAGAATTTCGACGCCGAGATCCTGACCAAAATGACCGGCGAGCAGGTGACGCCTGCGGTGATGGCGGTGCTGCGCAGCGATTTCCTGCGGGTCTGCTCCATCGATATTGAAACCGATAGCACCGTCGAGGTCGACGAGAGCACCGAGAAGGAAAGCAACGCCCAGACCATGCAGGTGATCGGCGCCACCATGACCGCGGCGCAGGGCCTGCTGGCGACCGGGCTGCTGCCGCCGCCGATGATCATCCAGCTCACGCTTGAGATGATCAAGATGATGCTGCATCCCGTCCGCCACTCCCGCGGCGTCATCGATCTCATCAACGGCTATCAGGAAGTGCTGACCAAGTTCATGCAGGCCGATCCGTTGGGCGCCTCGATGCGCCCGCCACCCCCGCCGCCAGGCGCACCACCTCCGCAGGGTTCCAATGGCAAAAACCCCCCGCAAGCCCGCCCCCCGCAACCCGGCCAGGGCCTCCCGCCCGGCGGGCCGCCGCGTTCCGGCCCACCCCCGCAGGCCGTCCCAAGACCATCAAGCCCATGACAAAGCCATGCCTGCCAGAAGGAGCAAGCCGATGCCCGACAAGGATCACGACAAGGACAAGGACAAGGACAAGCACGCCAGGGCCGAGCACCACGACAACCCGGGCCAGGATCCCGATCATCCCTCCAACAGGACGCTGTCGCCGGAGCGTCCCCCTGTACAGCGCTCGCCCGCCGAGGCCTTCAACGTCCCTGCCGACCAGCTGATGACGGCGCAGGAGAGCGACACCACGAGTGAAGTCCCGGGTGTTGGCCCGGTCAGCCCTGCCGAGGTATCGCCGGGTCCGGTCGAGACCATCGAGCAGCAGGGCATCGGGCCCCGCACCCCGTACCCGAGCGGCGATCCGCCGCCGCCGTCGGAAAGCACCACCCGCGGCCAGGGCATCAAGGGCGTCACCGACCAGCCTGCCGTCAAGCCCGACAAGCCGCTGGTGACGGAGCCGCACCGATGACGCAACGCTATCCATTGCCGGTTACCGCGGCGATGCTGGCCCCGGCTAACGTGAACCTGGACAAGCCGCGTTATTCCGGTGCCGGCGTTGCCGGAGACTGGGTCGGCGGCACAGTCGGCAACGACGTCAACGTCGCCAGCGCCAACGTCGCCGTGGTCAACGCCGCTTCCGCGGTGCCGGTCGCCGCCTACACCCCGCTCAACCAGGTCGCCAAGGGCAACGCCATGGTGCCGCCACTGCCGGTGCTGGCCGACATCGGCATCGACTACGGCACTTACGCGGGGCAGACCGGGCGCACCGGCACGGTGTCGCCGAAAGTGCCGTATCCCGACGCCACCTCGCCGCCGGTTGTAACCCGTGTCAGCCCGGCCACGGGCCTGGCTGCCGGCGGCACTGCCGTCACCATCTCCGGCTGGAATCTGACCGGCGCCACCGGCGTGACCTTCGGCGGCACGGCGGCCACGGCCGTCACCGTGGTCGATGCCGCCACCATCACCGCGACCTCGCCGGCCAAAGCGGCCGGCACTTACGATGTTGTGGTTACGACACCGCGAGGGACCAGCCCGACCGGCGGCAGCGCCGACAACTTCGTCTACACATGACCGGCTTCCGCCCCAACGACCAGATGCATTTGCCGGGGCTCGGCGTTCCCGTCGACCCCGTCACCGGCGAGCTGCTCTCGACCACCACGATCGCGCGTCTCGCACGCCTGCGCGACGCCGAAGGCGTCATGCGCCAGATCCTGCACGAACTTGACGGCACCAGCTTAGGCTCGCGTCCCGGCGACCGCCGCATGCGGCACGCCTTCACCCACCTTGAGCAGTCGGTCATGTGGGCCACCGCCGCGGTGCTGGACCATTACGGGGGCTGACGGTGCCGATCTATGTGTTCTACGACGGGCGTCTGATCGAGAAGCGTTATCGCCCGTCGAAACCCCAACACGCCGTGTCAACGTTGCCGGCGCCGGCGGTGCAGTCGTTCGAAAGCTATCCGAGCCCGATCGACAACAGCCTGATCACCTCGCACCGCCAGCGCGAGCGCGACCTCCATCAATCCGACAGCTACGACCGCCGCGACAGTCCTGCGGCATTCAGGAAAGCCCGAGATGTCCGATACCTCAAACGGCGCCAGCCCGCCGCAACCGAGCCTTCGAGAGATCGCTGAAGCCGCTTATGACAGCCTGGAGAACGACGCGGCAGAGGCTGCAACAGAGCCCTCAGAACCCGCCGGGCCTGCCGAACCCCTTGCGTCCGACGACCGGCCGCGCGATAAACAGGGCCGCTGGGTCGCCAAGTCGGTGGACCAGCCGGGTGAAGCAATCGAGCGCCCCCCGCTCGTCGATCCAGCCCCGAAGCAGAAAGTTTCCGAGCCCAGCGCCACCGAGCCCGATCCAGCCGCGCAAGCGAGAAGCAATCAGGCACCCGAGCACTGGAGCGCCGAAGACAAGGCCACATTCGCCAGGTTGCCTCAGGAAGGACAGGCCTTCCTCCTGAAGCGGCACGGTGAGATGGAAGCCGAGTTCACGCGCAAAGCTCAGGCGAGTGCGGGAGCAGTCCAGTTCACGCAGTCGCTCGCGCCAGTGTTCACCGACCGGCGAATTCAAACCTCGCTGCAGCAATCGGGCATGAATCCGACGCAAGCCATCCAGGAATGGGCCGGCTTCCACGTCAGGGCAATGTCCCCGAACCTGCAGGACCGGTTTAACCTGCTGGTGGACCTGACCGAGCGCATGCAACTGGACCCAGCGCGCATTTTCGTCGGCCTCAACAAGTCGCCGCTGCCGGAAGGCCTGTCAGAAGCAGAGCTGAAAGATCCGGCAGTAAAATATTTCGCCGATCTTCACGGCAAGACGACGAGTGAACTGAACGCTCTCAGGAGCCAGATCCAGCAGCGTTGGGAAGCCGAAAACCAGGCCAGGGCGCAGGCAAACGAGCAGCATGCAAAGCAGAATATCGACCAGTGGGCGGACGAAGTGGGCAGCGACGGCCAGCCGTTGCGACCGTATTTCAACACCGTGCTGCCGATCATGCTCGATCTCTACAAGGCCAATCCCCAGCGCAACATGGCCGAGGCTTACGAGGCTGCCTGCTGGGCTCATCCCGATGTCAGAAAGCTGCAGCTTGCCGCCGAGTACCAGCGCCAGCAGTCGCGCCATGACGTCGAGAAAGCCAGGATCGCGCAACGCGGCAACGTCCGGGGCCTCACCAGCCCCGCGGTCAAGCCGCCGGGTGCCAACGGGCCTTCGCGGGGATCGTTACGGGACACCATCGAGCAGTCTGCCGAGGAGGTCGGGTTTTGACCTCTGAAGGAGCCCTAGATGGCAGACCCGACAGTAAGCATGCTGGTCGCGACCACGCTGCAGAACTACCACAAGCAGTTCGCCGATAACGTCAGTAACTCCAACGCCGTCACCGCGTTGCTGCGCGAGGGCAACCGCGTCCGCGTCATCGAAGGCGGCCGCGCCATTGCGTGTCCGTTGACGTATGCAGAAGAAACCTTCGCCTGGTACGCCGGCACGGAATTGCTGTCCCGCGCCACCAAGGACACCATCTCCGAGGCGCATTACGACCCGGCCAACGCCGTGGCCTCGGTGACGCTGTCGGGCCCTGACCTGGCCAAGAACCGCTCCAAGGAGCGCATTCTCAACCTGCTGGAAGGCAAGCTCGACAACGCCCAGTCCACCATGAAGAACAACATCACCAAGGCGGTCTATGGCGACGGCACGGTGGCGAAGTCGTTCGCGGGGCTGAAGGCCTTCGTCACCAACGACGGCACCGGCATTGTCGGCGGCATCGACGCCACCACCTGGACGTTCTGGAAGAACCAGTTTCAGGTGGTGACCCGCGCCACCGGGCTGCAGTATCCGGCGCTGAAGGCCAGCATGAACGCGCTCTGGATGAAGCTGATCCGCGGCGCCGAGAAGCCCGACCTGATCGTCGCCGATGCCGAGATCTACTCAACCTACGAGAGTGGCCTGCAGGAGAACCAGCGCTATGCCGACGCCCGGCTCGGCGCGCTCGGCTTCGAGACGCTGAAATACAAATCGGCGCCGCTGGTGTTCGACGGCGTCGCCACCGGCC